TATGAACCGTCCTGGGCCTGGTGGAGACCGTGATCGCACCAGGAGGATGTGGTTGTGGCTGCACCGAGGAAATTCGACCAGGAGACCCGTGAGCGGGCTGTACGGATGTATCAGGACCGGATCGCTGAAACCGGAGAGTCGAAGTTGGCGGCGCGCAAGCATGTCGGCGGGTTGTTGGGGATCAATCAGGCGACGTTGCGCAACTGGATCGAAGACCGCCATTTCACGACCCGTCGCGTGGTGACCAATGCTCCTGAGGATCAGACCGTCGAACTCGCGGTGCTGCGCAAGGAGAACGCCGAATTACGCAGGGCCAACCAATGAGATTTTGAAGACAGCGTCGGCGTTTTTCGCCGCGGCGGCATAGCCGTGGTCTAGGTCTCGTTGCAGATTCGCACGGTCGCTTGGCCCATCGAGGCATGTGCAGTGAGTGTTGAGCGGCGGCCCGTACACCGTGGCGTCGCATGCTGGTGGAGTGCACGTATTCCAACTGTGCGCTATTCGTGTTAAAAGGGCCGACCGCCCTGCGTGCTTCGCCCGGCGACTGCGGCCGACATAGGCGGCGGCAGAAGGTAACGGGTTCCTGGCGATCCGGTCGTCAATGTCGCCCATGGTGAGACACCCCGCAGACGTCCAGGTCAGCAGCACAGGCAAGGTCGTACCCCGGAAAGCGATGAATCGCAGGGGTTTTCGCGCACAGCACCGCGAATACCTCCGGGTTATATCGGCGATCCCGCGGGCGTCCACCCCGGCGATGCTCTGCACCACCTGGCTAGATACGGGACGCGGTAGCGGTGGCGAACACCACGGCGGCCAGGTGGCGAATCTACTCCTCGGCACCGCGGATCAGATCGGACGCCTTCTCGCCGATCAGCACACTGGGCGCGTGGGTGTGGCCACGGATGATGGTCGGCATCACCGATGCGTCGGCGACCCGCAGCCCGTCGATACCGCGAACCTGTAGCTGAGGATTCACCACGCTGGTGCGGTCGCGACCCATCCGGCAGGTGCCGACCGGGCATCGCCGGTCAGCAGGGCGTCAGCATTCAGCTCATTGACCAGTCACCGATCGCCTTCGACGATGTGGTGTTCCGCGACCTGGTGGCCGCGCACGCGGCGGTGCTGGACAACCAGGTGATCGGCGGCTCCGGCGTCAATGGCCAAGTGCTCGGTATCCGGCTCACCCCGAACATCGGCTCCGTCGCGGTATCCACCCTCGACATCCAGGGCGTGTACGGCAGCATCGCCAACGCGGTCCAGCAGATTCACACCACCCGGTTCCTGCCGCCGGACGTGATCTGCATGCACCCCTGGCGGTGGGGTTGGTTCCTGAGCCTGCTGGACGGCAACCAGCGGCCACTGTTCATCGGCGCGGCCAACGCCCCGATGAACATCGCTGGTCGCCTCGACGACGTGGCCAGCCAGCAGGTCGTCGGGCAGATGCACGGGCTACCGGTGGTCACCGACCCGAATATCCCGACCGACCTAGGCACCAGCAGCGACGAAGACGTGATCTTCGTGATGCGGGCCTCCGACCTGGTGCTCTGGGAGGACGGCATCAGGGCCAGGGTCCTGCCGGAAACGAAGGCAGCCAATCTGACGGTGGTCCTTCAGATCTACAGCTACCTCGCCTTCACCGCCGCCCGCTACCCGCAAAGCGTCGTCGAGATCACCGGCCTTTCAGCACCGACGTTCTGAACGGAGATTTGACGCGCGAGGCCAGAGAGACTGAACGCCGTCTCGAAATGCACGACATACGAGGGTCTCAAAACTTCGTCTCGGAGATGGCACGGCGATATGACGGACATCGCTGAGCAGCGGTGACACGATACTGTCGTGGGCTGGACTGGGGACGGTCGCGGGGCGGTGACAGCAGCGGGACTGTTGTGTGGGTCGTGCGGCACCGAGCTGCCGCCGAACTCGAAGTTCTGTAACGAGTGCGGTGCGCCAGTCGCGCAGGTCAGCCGATCGGCGGAGTACAAGCAGGTGACGGTGCTGTTCGCCGATGTTGTTCATTCGATGGACATCGCCGCGACAGTAGGAGCTGAGCGGCTGCGCGAGATCATGGCCGACCTCGCCGACCGCTGCGCGGTCGTGGTGCAGCGCTACGGCGGCACGGTGAACCAGTTCACCGGCGACGGCATCATGGCGGTGTTCGGCGCGCCCGTCGCGCTGGAGGACCACGCAGTCCGCGCCTGCCTGGCCGCGCTGGGCATCCAGGAGGACGCTAAGCGGCTTGCCGTCGAGGTCCACGACCGCGACGGTGTGGATCTGCAGCTGCGAGTAGGCCTCAACTCGGGCCAGGTGATCGCCGGTGATATCGGTTCTGGCGCTTTCGGTTACACCGCCATGGGTGAGCAGGTTGGGATGGCTCAGCGGATGGAATCGGTCGCTGCGCCGGGTGGGGTAATGCTCAGCGCCTCGACAGCGCGACTGGTTGAGGGCGCGGCGAGCCTGGGTGAGTTTGAGCTAGTTCAGATCAAGGGTGGCGACGAACCGGTGCCCGCCCGTCGGCTGCTGGGCATGGGCGATGGGCATCGCGCTGTCGGGCGCGTTGAGTCGACTCTGGTCGGTCGACGCTGGGAGATGTCCGCCGTTGACGGCTTGCTGGAGCGCGCAATCGATGGCCACGGCGCGGTGGTCGGCGTGGTGGGGTCACCGGGCATCGGCAAGAGCCGTTTGGTTCGAGAAGTGGCGGTAATGGCGGGTCGCCGCGGCGTGGAGGTGTTTGCCGCCTTCTGCCAGTCGCACACTAGCCAAGTCCACTTCCATGCCGTCGCACGGCTGCTGCGCGCGGCCACCGGCGTGGAGGGACTTGACGGGCAGACCGCTCGTGATCGAGTGCGCGACCGCGTTCCCGACGCAGACCCCGAGGACTTGCTGCTTCTCCATGACCTGTTGGGCATCGCCGATCCCGCGGTGGAGCTGCCCAAGATCGACCCTGATGCGCGGCGGCGGCGGTTGACGGCGCTGGTCAATGCCGCCTCGCTGGCCCGCGAAAGCCCGGCGCTCTATGTCATCGAGGATGCCCATTGGATCGACGAGGTTAGCGAGTCGTTGCTGGCCGAGTTTGTCACGGTGATCCCGCAGACGTACTCGCTGGTGCTGGTCACCTACCGACCCGAATATCGGGGAGCGTTGACCCGAGTGGCAGATGCCCACACCGTTGCCCTTGCGCCGCTGAGTGATTCAGAAACCGCGGCGCTGGTCTCGCAGCTGCTCGGTGACGACCCCTCGGTTGGCGAGCTGGGCCAAAAGATCGTCGATCGGGCCGCCGGGAACCCGTTCTTCGCCGAGGAGATCGTGCGCGAACTCGCCGAGCGTGGCGTGCTGCAGGGACAGACCGGCGCATACGTGTCAAACGCGGAGATTGGTGAGGTCAAGGTGCCAGCCACGCTGCAGGCGACCATCGGCGCCCGCATCGACCGGCTTGACCCGAAAGCCAAACACACGCTGAGCGCAGCGGCGGTCATCGGCTCGCGGTTTGGCCTCGATCTTCTTACCGTCCTGGGGGTCGAACCGGTGATTGCTGACTTGTTGGCGGTCCAGCTCATCGATCAGGTCAGCTTCACCCGGCAACCCGAGTATGTATTCCATCATCCGCTGATCCGCACGGTGGCCTATGAGTCACAGCTCAAATCCGACCGTGCTGAGCTGCACCGGCGCGTGGCGGCCGCGATCGAGTCACGTGACCCGGCAGCGGCCGAGCAGAACGCGGCACTGATCGCCGAACATCTGCAGGCCGCCGGTGATCTGCACGCCGCGTATCAGTGGCATATGCGCGCCGCAACGTGGGCGACCTACCGCGACATCGCCGCGGCGCGCCAAAGTTGGGAGCGCGCCCAAGCGATCGCCGACGCCCTGCCCGCCGAGGACCCCAACAAGACAGTCATGCGCATCGCCCCTCGCACCATGTTGTGCGGGATCGCCTGGCGAGTCCATGAACATGTTGCCGGTGCCCGCTTCGATGAGTTGCGACAGTTGTGCGCCGCCGCCGGGGACAAGGCGTCACTGGCCATCGGGATGGCGGGACTTGTGTTCGATCACTTGTTTCAGGGCCGGATGCGCGAGGCGTCGCAGCTGGCATCCGAGGCCATGGCCCTCCTCGACTCGATCGGCGATACGACTCTGACGGTGGGGCTGTCCTTGGCGCCGATCTACGCCAAGGCTGAAAGTGGCGAGTGGTCTGACGTGCTGCGGTGGTCACATCGGGTCATCGACCTGGCCGACGGCGATCCGTTTAAAGGCAACTTCATTATGGGGTCTCCGTTAGCGTGCGCTCTTCTGCAGCGGGGTACTGCCCGGTATTGGCTGGGTCGTCCCGGATGGCGGGACGACCTGCGGCACGGCATGGCCATGGCGCGCAGCGCCGATCCCGTGACCTACGCCGTGGTCGTCGGCTACGTCTATCTGGTCGCGGTGCCGGTTGGAGTGCTGAACCCCGACGATTCCGCGATGCGCGAGATCGAGGATGCGCTACGGATCGCGGAACGATCCAGTGACGACGTCGCGGTGGCCTGGGCCCGGGTGGCGCTGGGCCATGCGCTGGTGCACCGCCACACGGATGCGGAGCGTGACCGCGGACAGACGCTTCTGGCCGAGCTCGGCGACGTGTTCTTACGCCGCGGATACCTGCTGTGCGATTTGCCGATCGTCGAGGTGTACATGGCGCGTGAGAGGGCTCGGCGTGGAGATGGCGATGAGGCGATACCGCTCATGCGCGCCGCGGTCGACAATCTGGTCCGGGAGGGACAGCTGCTGATCTGGGGCGTTCCTGCGACCGCTGTTCTGGTGGAGACACTGCTCGATCGCGGGGCCGAGGGTGAC